ATGCCTGTGAGATCGATGAAACCATTCGAAAAGGCAATAAAAAAGTTAAAGACCAGTTATACATTCACCGATCTTGTGTACCACTCAAAGACGCAAAATTTAAAGTTAAGGAACAAGAACCTGATTTATTCAATCAAGAGTGCGAGGGCATGTGTGGCCTGTAGATGAGATCCTTCATTGAAGCTGCAATTGATGTTGGCAGTGGACTTCTTCTTTCGACTTTAATCCAATTATATATTTTTCCGTTTTTTGACTTGCACCCAACGATTTTTGAAAGCTTTCAAATCGCAATTATTTTCACCGTTATTTCTTTGTTTCGTTCTTGGTTGTGGAGATTATTGTTTAAGAGGTGGGGAGCAAGAAAGGATTGAAAAATAATAAATACTCCCCACCCAATGGAGAAAAATTAGTCATCCATGGACAAGTAAAAAACAATCAAAACCATAGACGCCTAACCACAGTTGAATTATAGATTAAAATACTGGTCTCCGCAATACGTACACATTAGCACGGTGAACGGGTGACGGGGGCCGAAGCCCCTGTTCTAGGTCATATTGATCCTTTTGTTGTAAAGAGAAAGTTTCTATGAAAGATAAAAACTTAATTAAAATTTATCATAAAATTATTTGTTTGACAAATTTATATATCCCATGTAAATAAGCTATATGTTTTTATTTATATTTACTGGTTTGGCGGTTTTAATGATGACACCAATTGCAATTGGTCTATTAAAATCTCTTATAACCTTATTATTTTACGGCGGAATTTAGTTGTATTTTTGCCACAGTGTGGTCATATTTGGCGGCTATTGTGCGGCGGTTGCCGCATTTCGGCTGCCGTTCCCAGAATTTCAGCGTACTTTCAGCCTACTACGCTGACAAAATAAACCGCATTTTATAAGGATTATTTAACTTATTCTGGTTTCAGCGTACTTTTTACCTTTTTTTCGTGTTAGAGGTAGTTTTACTATATAGTACCTATAGTAGACTGAAAAAATTTATACGATGATAGCGTTCATCGTATACTTGTGATAATAATAAACCATGAAACGATTAAACCGATTAGGAGCCAAGCTCACACCGAAACAAAGACAATTTGCTGAGATTTATGTAGCCAATTATCCAGACATGTCTAAAACTGAAGCTGCCGAGAAGGCCGGGTATAGCAAAGCAATTGCTTCTAAGACAGGATCGAATTTAACTAACCCTGATTTAAATCCAGCCGTGGTTTCATACATGGAAATTATTCGGGACCAAAAATCTGGTTACTTCAAAGATTACTTGAGACATTTAAAAAGATTAGAAACATTATCGAAAAAAGCTGAAGGCAAAGGCCAGTATGCTGCAGCTGTAAACGCTGAATTTAGATTAGGTCAAGCTGCTGGTTTTTATGTTGACCGGGCTGAAATAAAAGTTGAAGATTTATCCTCAATGAGTAAAGAGGAGTTAATAGATCAAATAAAAAAACTACAGGATGAAATACCTCAAGCCAATGTTGTCGAAGTCCCAGCAGAAGAAATTAAAGAATCTAAAGACTGAGAGAGATTGGTGGAATTTATTTCACGAGATCCACAACGGGCACTTGATAGGAAGTTCTGTTGGTTCAGTAGAGGTGAAAGTAAATGAAAAAAAAGATAAAAATAGGATACGACGATATAAAAATTCAGAAGGTCGATTTCACCCCTCAAAAACAAAATGATGCATTAGGTGAGTTTAAAGCTTCTTCTTCAGTCATTGAAATCGCTAAAGGAATGACCCCAAGACAGGAGGCCAACACCCTTTTACATGAAGTTTTGCACGGATGTGTGTATCAAACTGGTCTAAATTCTGATGGTGGAGCCCTTTCAAAAGACGATAGCGAGGAGTTAACTGTAAATGCACTTGCTAATTCTATATCCCAAGTTATAAGAGATAATAAGTGGTTTTTACCCTACCTACAAAATGCTATTTCAGGAGGTCTAGATGGCGTTGAAAAAAGCCGAATCAAAGTTGTACCAAAGAATAAAAAAACACATAAAAGACGCGCACTTTCAAAGAATAGAAACAAGTACAATTCAAGGCGTTCCTGACATAAATTACTGTATCGAAGGCGTTGAAGGATGGATCGAATTAAAGGTAAGCCGAGGTAAGCTAAGTCGCTTCCAGAAGGTCTGGATTTATACCAGATTAAAACATGGTGGACGCGTTTTTATCCTGGTTTCCGTACCCAAGGAGAGAGCGCTAAAACTTTTCAAACCGAGACCCTCAACCCGTGACCCTCTTTCCGATCCACCGATTCGCGTATTACGGGAGCCGGTGAACTGGCAAAATTTAAAAAATTTTTTAAAAAATTTATAAAAAAATAGTTGACACTATCTCCCATGATGATAAAAGGATAATTGGTAGTTCGATTTAAAACTTTTTTATAGCTCCTGTTTTTGATCGACTACGAATGGGTCGACGGTCGACTTTTGACCGAGTTAACCGTCGATGCCTTCGACCCGTAAAAAGTTAACACAGACAATTTTTACTGGTCGAAGGCCGGGTTACCCTATAGGCAATGACCCGGCCGTGCTTCTGGTCTAGTCGTAGCCTTGAGCCGGGACACCCCAGGAGTAAAATTAGTAAAGTGGTGTAAGGACCCATACTAATCGATCCCGACCCGGTAGCCTGGGTCGGGGTCACTAGTTTAGAAAGGAAGGAAATATGTATTTTATATCTATATACCAAACTTACCGGGCTTTCGGTGGCCATGAAGAAGGAGGCTGGTATTACACAGCTGGTGCAAAACACCGGGACATTAGGATCGCTTTTCAAACTAAAGAAAAGCTCAAAGCAGCCCTCACCAGGCTAAGGCCAGCAATTGACCGGGACAGTGACCGGTACGACGTGCAGCTTCAGGCCAGGGTTTATGAAAACCAGGTTGGCCCTGACGAGTTACCAGTTCCTAATTATCAATAAATTTTTTAGTTGACATTTATATTTATAGTCTTATATTCGTGGGATAACTAAAACAAAGGAAGGATATATGTTACTACAAGTAAATACTAATTGGAAAACAATTAAGTCTATGAAATACGGGGTGATAACCGGGATCCTATACCTGGCGCCTCATAAAACTAGCGGCAAAAATGTTTGTCCCTGGGCTTCGCCTGGCTGTATTGACGGCTGTTTATATAAAGCTGGCCGAGGTCAAATGCGATCGGTCCAATCGGCCCGAATAAATAAAACACTGGCCTTTTTTAAAGATCGTAATAAATTTTTGGCTGAGCTGCATAGTGATATAACTACACTATTACGCCGGGCTAAAAAGAAAAAAATGAAACTGGCGATCCGTTTGAATGGTACGTCCGACTTACCCTGGGAAAAATATTTGTATCAGGGTAAAAATTTAATGGACCATTTCCCGACAGTGACATTCTACGACTATACAAAGGGAGATAACCGGATCCATGACAATCAGCCTGGCAATTACCATTTAACCTTTTCACGATCCGAAACTAATGAGAAGGAAGCTTTTAAACTAATTAAAAAGTCACCAGTCGCGGTTGTCTTTAAAGATAAGTTGCCGAAGCTTTATAAGAAATACAAAGTGATCAACGGTGATTTACATGACATGCGATTTAAAAATAAATCAAATGTGGTTGTTGGTTTACTTGCTAAGGGTCGAGCAAAAAAAGACAAATACGGTTTCACGGTTTCCGCTTAACTGTATCCTTCCAAGCGGGAAGAAGGGGCGAGTAATCGCCCCCTTTTTTTTTATTTTTAATTAATCTCTAAAAACTGGAATAATTGGCAAGTCGTCAATAGTCGTTGCAATTGCTCCTGCGTCGTTGCCTTCGTCATCCGATTGAGGCGTTAGGACAACGCCATTTGATAAAAAGATTTCACAAGGTTGAGTATCCCATCCGAAATATTTTTCGGTATCTTTGGGACTTAACCATTTGACATCTGTTATCGTTTGCCCGACAAGGTGCTTTCGCACCTTATCAAGCCATAATTTATTATTACTCATTATCGATCCCTCCTTATTTCGATTTTATCATCATTAACATTTTTAGCAAATGTTAACATATGCCAAACGGCGAGATCATAGGGCTTTCGATTAGTTTTGCAAAAATCAAAACCTAAGTCTTGCCCCTCATAACTTCTGTCTCGCTTCGTAAAATCTTTAAACAAGACAAATGTTTCATGAGAGTTTGCCCCTACACCATTAAAGACAATTACTTCATCTTTGTGTTTAACTGGGGTCTCGTTTTTGATGATAGTTCCATCAAAGTTTTCAACGATGTAGTCGTATTCATCTTTTATTTTTGACCACTCGTTATTATCAAAGGGCTTTTTATAAGTCCAATAGTTAGTATATCCCATAATGTATCCTCCTATTTTTATTTATGGTTATGTATTGACTTTATATGATCATGGGATATAGTCAACTAAAAAAAGGAGGATACAAAATGGGACGATACTATAGTGGAGACATTGAAGGCAAATTTATGTTTGCTGTTCAATCAAGCAATGACGCTGACTTTTTTGGCGTCGAGGGTCACTCGGATTATTTACATTATACTTTTGATAAGGATAATCTAGAGGACATCAAAAAAGGTATCTCCAAATGTAAAAAAGCATTAGGAGAACATAAAAAAATACTTGATACATTTTTTGAAGAAAATATGGGTTGGAACCATCAAATGATGTGTAAGTATTTTGAGGACAAACACAACATTATGTTAGGAACTGAAAGAAATGTTCGGAACATGTTAGGTTGGTATGCTCGACTTGACCTTGGAGAAAAAATCAAAAAATGTGTCGAGGAAAACGACGTTTGTTCATTCGAGGCTGAAATCTAAAAAAATTAAAGGGGAGCAATTGCTCCCCTTTTTTTTATCTTTTATCTAAATATTTTATTCTATCGTCGATCCGACCGAACGCGGAAATTTTGATTTCCTCTAATGTACTGGTGGAATTTTTCGGGTAAAAAGTTATAAAATCGTCATCCTTTTCACACGTTATTTTTTTAGTGTCAAAATCCATTCCAATTGAATAACCTTTATATTTATATTTCATGATTTGTTATGAGGGGATTGCTCCCCTCACTCCTCTATTAGTAATTTAAGTTGATTGTAATTGAAGTTATTCTTCCGTGCTTATCGTAATTACCTTTAACTCCGTAAAATCCGTCGCCGTGTAATGTTGGAAGAACTAACCCGACTTCTGCCCCGAACTTATTAATAAGTTGTTTAGGTTCAACGCCATTACATATCATGTCGTCGTAAGTGATGCCCTTGTTAGGACCACTCATTTCAACATAACACGGGTCAGTGATTAGGAGTTGACCACTGTCAACCCCTGTGCCTCCTAGTAATTGTTTTTTCATTTTTGCTCCTTTTTTAGTTTTAAGATATAAGTTGATACTTCCTCCGAGATAATTAAATTTCCGAACTTATCTTTAGGTCGGTCTTTAAATTTCTCCTCAACTTTTTTCATGATTTTGATGTGCTTTTCATTAGCCTCATCAAATTCTTTTTGACTATTAAAACCGTAAACTTCGACTTCAATATTTTTTGTCATTTTGTATCCTCCATTTTTATTTAATTGACATCTTATACTCATGAGATATTATGTCAATATAATAATTAATGAAAGGATACAATTATGAATGACAAAAAAGTGATAATGTTTAATGACCTTAAAAAAGGAGACATTATAAAATCAAATCAATTAGGAACGCTTTGCGAGGGTGTTCTTATGGAGTCTGTTAATCAAGGTCGAGGATTAAAGACTACAATTCTAATTGATGCTAAGGGCTCTCAAATCGGGTTCTTTGATGAGATGGGCTCAATATATGCTTATCAGATTAAAGAGGTTAAGAGGGGCAATGAGTGGTTAGATGTAGCTCATAAACCTAATGCGAAGTTATTAAGAACTCAAATAATGAATAATGTATTATTCGGAGATTAATTAATAAACACTGAACCCGGTTGAGTTAATTCTTAGCCGGGTTTTTTAATAACTGGACAAACAACTTGAGGTTGTACTGAGCTTGGTCCTGAGTTAAGTTGATCCTGTAAAATGCAACTCTAGGTTGTCGTTAAAACCAGTTGTTAACTTTTTTTTTAAAAGTAGTTAAAAAGTATTTGCATTATCATGGGATATCCTTATAATAAAACTATGTTTTATATTAACATTAACAAAGGAGAATAAATGAAAAATATAAAAACACCTAAACAAAAAACAATGCCTTTAAAAACTTATAGAGCAATTATTCAATTGCATACTATAAGAACTGAAATCAAAAACTTAAAGGCAACTGAAAAACAATTAGTTGATGATTTAAAACAATATAAATCTTTATGTCCAATTAGTTTCCATAATGGAACTAAAGACAATAATTTATTTGTTTTAGATATCACTGAACAAACTCGTAACGTGTTTAATCAAAAGTTATTTAAAGAACAAAATAATGATTTGTTTTACAAATACGTTAACCCTCAGTTGGTTGAGATAGTTAAGGTCGATAAAAGAAATCAATAACAACTCTTTAAACTCAAGCCCTAACGGGCTTGAGTCCCCAAAAATCCACAGCAAAAAATTTGACCCCCCACCCCCTTTTTTTTATAGTTAGGTACTTAATATACTCAGTTTAGGTTGAGTTTTACTCAAACATACACTATAAAAACTTATGGACTTCGAAAACGTACCAAAAGAGAAATTAATTAAACTAAAAAAATTATTAGAGGCCAAAAAAATTGTTGATGCTAAGGAAAATTTCCTGCAGTTTGTCAAAGGGGTGTGGCCAGATTTTATTTGTCGAGAAGCTAAGGAACCTTCTAACTGGGGTCACCACCAGATAATTGCTGACAAATTAACTAAGGTTGCTCAAGGCAAGATCAAAAGATTGATTGTCAACATGCCTCCCCGTCATACGAAATCCGAATTCGCATCAGTATATTTTCCTGCTTGGATTATGGGACTCCGTCCTGATGCAAAATTAATGCAGGTATCTCACAACGCAGAACTCTCTCAACGATTCGGTCGTAAGGTTCGTAACATCGTTAACGATGAAGCGTATCAAAGAATTTTCAGGGATGTAAAACTAGCTGCTGATTCCAAAGCGTCTGGTCGATGGGAAACCAATCACGGTGGTGAATACTTCGCAGCTGGGGTAGGTGGAGCAATCACAGGACGTGGTGCTGATATTTTAATTATCGATGACCCGCACACCGAACAAAATGTTATGTCTGAGACAGCCATGGAAAAGACATACGACTGGTATGTATCAGGACCAAGACAACGTTTACAACCAGGGGGTGCGATTGTAGTAGTTATGACTCGTTGGGCAACCGACGACCTCACTGGGCGTTTAATTAAAGCACAGACCAATCCGAAAGCCGACAACTGGGAAGTGATCTCGTTCCCCGCGATCCTTGAATCAGGTAATCCTGTCTGGCCTGAGTATTGGAAGTTAGAAGAATTAGAAAAAGTAAAAGCCTCTATTCCTGTAACGAGATGGAATGCACAGTACATGCAAGACCCAACTTCAGAAGAAGGTGCAATCATTAAACGAGAATGGTGGAGACCTTGGAAAGGTGATCTCCCTAATCTTCAATATGTTATTCAAAGTTACGATACTGCATTCAGTAAAAAAGAAACAGCGGATTATTCTGCAATCACTACGTGGGGCGTATTCTATCCTACGGAAGGCGGGGCACCAGCATTAATCTTAATCGATGCGATGAAGGGTCGATATGATTTTCCTGATTTAAAAGAAGTTGCGTTAGAGCAATATAAATATTGGCAACCCGAATCTGTAGTGATTGAGGCAAAAGCCACCGGTCAACCGTTAATTCAAGAATTAAGAAAGATGGGGATTCCTGTAATGGATTTCGTTCCAAGTCGTGGAAAAGACAAACATGCAAGAATAAATGCAGTATCCCCTGTATTTTCTTCAGGAATGGTGTATTATCCAGAAGGGGAAAACTTTGCAGAAGAAGTTATTGAAGAATGTGCAGCTTTTCCTTTTGGGGAACATGATGACTATGTCGACAGTATGACCCAAGCTGTGTTAAGATATAGGCAAGGTAATTTTGTAAGCGCAGACTACGATGAGATCGTCGAAGCGCAGGAGCGTTTGCAAATGGAACAAAAATATTATATGTAATTATGAAAACAGTCTCAGAATTAGCAACCACCGTTACTTCACCCGATCCTGCTCAACTCAAAGAGTTTGAATTAAAAAAAGCACGGTCTGCGGGAATCGGAGCAGAGGGTGCCAAAAAAGAAATAGGAGTTAACTTGAAATCAGGTGGGATTGTCTGTAAAGGACAAGGCAAAGCTCGTAAAAAAAGAACAAGGATGTATTAATGGAAGAAGAAGACAGAATAGAAATCGAAGAATCCGATAATGCCGTTGACCCCTTAAATGCTGAAACAGTCGATACGGTTGTGGATGAAGACAATAATTTAATTGCAGGTGAAGAAGAAGTTGTTAAGGAAGAAAATTTTTTTTCGAACTTAGCAGAGAATATTGATGACCAAGATTTAAAAGCAGTCGCGATCAAGTTATTAGAAGATTATAAAAACGACAAGATGTCGAGAAAAGACTGGGTCGATAATTATGTTAAAGGATTAGACTTGTTAGGATTTAAATACGAGTCACAAACAAGACCGTTCGTTGGAGCATCAGGAGTTACTCATCCACTGTTAGCGGAATCCGCAACCCAGTTTCAAGCACAAGCATTCAAAGAATTACTTCCCGCAGATGGTCCTGTACGAACTGAGATTGTCGGAGCACCTACTGAAGAGAAGGAACAACAATCTATTCGTGTAAGAGATTTTATGAATTATCAAATAACAGATGTCATGGAAGAGTACACTCCAGACTATGACCAGATGTTATTTTATTTACCGCTTGCAGGTTCAGCGTTTAAAAAAGTATATTACGATTCATTATTAGGGAGAGCAGTTTCTAAATTTATTCCTGCAGAAGATTTAGTAGTACCTTACAATGCAACCGATTTAATGGAAGCAGAACGAATTACACAAATTGTAAAAACAACTGAAAACGATTTAAGAAAATTACAAGTATCAGGTTTTTATAAAGACATTGAGCTTCCAAAACCATACATGGATCAAAGTGATACAGAGAAGAAGTATCAAGAAATTGAAGGCGTTAAAAACACAGAAGCAAGAGCGAGTTTATATAATTTAATTGAAATGCATGTGAACTTGGATTTACCAGGTTACGAAGATGAAAATGGAATTAAGATTCCATATGTGGTTACGATTGATGAAGACTCAATGCAGATCTTGTCTATTTACAGAAACTACAAAGAAGAGGATGAATTAAAAAGAAAGAAACAATATTTTGTTCATTATAAATTTTTACCAGGATTAGGTTTCTATGGATTTGGTTTGATCCATATGATCGGTGGACTGTCCCGTGCAGCGACCTCCGCACTCCGACAACTGTTGGATGCAGCCACCTTAAAAAATTTACCTGCTGGATTTAAGTCTAGAGGATTAAGAATTAGGGATGATGCAGAACCCTTACAACCAGGAGAGTTTAGAGATGTAGATGCTCCTGGAGGAAACATCAAAGACCAGTTTCAATTGTTACCGTTCGCCGAACCAAGTGCAACGTTATACCAACTCTTAGGCTATTGTGTAGATGCTGGTAAACGGTTTGCGATGATCGCTGACATGCAAGTTGGAGATGCGAATCAAACTGCAGCGGTTGGAACAACGATTGCGTTGCTGGAAAGAGGTTCACGGGTAATGTCTGCAATTCACAAACGATGTTACTACGCACAAAAAAATGAGTTTAAATTATTAGCAAATGTATTTGCAAGTTATTTACCACCAGAATATCCATATGATGTCTATGGTGCATCAAGAAGTATTAAGCTTCAAGATTTTGATGACAAAGTCGATATTATTCCTGTTGCGGATCCTAACATCTTCTCAATGGCACAAAGAATACAAATGGCACAGACTGAGCTGCAACTTGCTCAATCAAATCCACAAATTCATAATTTACATGAAGCATACAGAAGAATGTACGAATCATTAGGGGTTAAAAATATTCCAGCAATATTACAACCGGCTCCTGAGCCTCCGAAACCCCTCGACCCTGCTCAAGAGAATGCAAACGCATTAAGAATGACTTTACCAAAAGCATTTCCAGAACAGAACCATGATGCACACTTAAATGCACACATGGCTTTCATGCAATCAAGAATGGTACAGATTAATCCACAAGTGTATGCCTTGCTTCAAGGACATTTAATGGAACATGTGGGTCTAAAAGTTAAAAATCGTGTGTTTGCAGAGATGACTTCTGATGAAGAGATGAAAAGATTGCAAATGGAGAAGCCAGAAGAGTTCTCAATCTTGTTTGAATCAAAAGTTTCAGAGCAAATTGCAATGGAAACACAAAGTTTAGCTCAAATGGAGCGTCAATTCTATGCTCAAGCTAACCAAGACCCGCTTGTTCAGTTAAAACAACAAGAAATTGACCTTCGAGCGATGGATCTACAACGTAAAATGCAAGAACAACAAGAAAAAATGGAGTTTGATGCAACAAAATTTGGTGCAAAACAGACTTTAGACGAAGATAAACAGACTTTGAACGAAGAAATTCAAAGAAAACGTTTAGAATTGCAAGAAGAACAGATAAAACAACGAGGTAACTAATGCCATTAAACCCAAAAGGCAAAAAAATCATGAAATCCATGAAAAAACAGTATGGAAAAAAGGCTGAACAGGTCTTTTATGCTTCGAAAAATAAAGGTACAATTAAAAATGTCGAAAAAAAGAAAAAAACTAAAAGTTCTTAAAGCTGCATCAGGAAGAGATGCGGGAATGGGCATGGGTGGTAAAACTGGTGGCAGTAAGTCATCGGGAGGCGGTGGAGGAAGAGACACAGATTTTCAACAACGTGGAATGAGTAAAGCTGATTATGCAAAATCTACACAAAGTCAAAATTTTGGAGGCAGACAAGATAAAACAGTAACTGCTAGAAAAAGTCCTCCACAATTACCTGTTATTGGTCCTACGACTTATCTTGCAAATAAAATGATTCAAAGTTTTTATAACGCTAAAAATTTAAAAGAACAGAAAAAAGAAGATGTTCTTGGTGGCGAGATGTTAACTACAGGTAGAAGAACTACACCAACAATGACAAGAGATGGTGGTGATGGTGGTCAGAGAAAAGATCCGATGATTTTACCTCAAGTAGCGGTTAAACCAACTGTTCCTATTCCACTACAAAAAGTTACACCAAGAAAATTTGCTTTTGAATTAAAACGAGGAGGTTTATCAGGTGGGGTTAAATCAGGGCCTCCACCAAAAAGAGGACCGAATCCACAAGGGATGAAAAAAGGCGGTATGGTTTGTCCTCACCGACCGGATGGCATCAGAGGCCAAGGCGCAGCGATCAAAGGATTTAAATTCACAGGAGTCAAATAATGTGGTTGAAATTATTATCGATGGGTGTTAAGACGGCGTCACATATTTATCAAAATAAACAAAAAACTAAAATGTTAATGTCAGATGCTCAAGCATTACATGCTGAGAAGATGGCGAAAGGTGAACTTGAATATAAGGCAAAAATTATTGAATCCAACGACAACGGGTACAAAGATGAGTTTGTCCTTATTCTCATATCTCTTCCTATCTTGTTACTGGGTTGGTCTGTTTTTTCTGACGATCCAGAAATTCATCGTAAATTGACTCTCTTCTTTGATCATTTTCAAAATTTACCTTACTGGTACCAAGCTATTTTTATTGGTGTTGTATCGGCAATTTATGGACTCAAGGGTGCTGATATTATGCGACGTAAGTAATGGACATAGATACAGTTAAATACATTGAAAAGAAGTTAAAAGAGAAAAAAGAACTTCTAGAATCTAAAGTTATTTTTGGTGTTGACACATGGGATCAATATCAATATATAATAGGACAAATCAGATCAATAAATGATCTGCTTCAGGACCTTCGGGACCTGCTAAAAAAACAGGAGCTATAATATGACTAACTCGGCAACGAGCGAGATCCCTTCAAAAAAAGAGGGATTGTTAAACGCGTACAAAGAAAAAGAAAAAGTTGAAAAACTTTATCTTGACAAAAACTCAATCGACAAATCTGCATTAGAAAAACTTCCTCAACCAACTGGTTGGAGAATGTTAGTACTACCTTATTCTGGTCCCCAAAAAACAAAGGGCGGAATTATTTATTCAGATGTAACACAGGAAAGAATTCAAATGACAACCGTAGTAGGTTTAGTTTTGAAACAAGGTGACCTTTGTTACAAGGATAAAGAAAAATTTCCAAGTGGTCCATGGTGTAAAACTAACGACTGGATTATTTTTGGAAGATATGCTGGTAGCCGTTTCAAAATTGAAGGCGGTGAAGTGCGTATTCTAAACGATGATGAAATCATTGCAACCGTAGACAATCCAGAGGATGTCTTACATACATACTAACATGACTAAGGAGCTATACAATGTCAGAAACAGAAATACTAAAACCATCAGAAAAAGAAGTTGAGTTAGATACCGACGGCTTTGAAGATAAAGAAATTTCTTTTGAAGAAAAACCAAAAGAAGAAGATAAAATAAAATTACCTTCAGATGAAGTTATCCCAGAAGGGACTGAAGTTAACGCAAACCAAAATGATAAAATTGAAGTGGTTGAAGCTGAAGAAACATCAGAACAACCTGAAGATAAAAAAGACAATCTTCAAAAAACTGCAAATACTTATCAAGATCGTATTAACGAACTAACAAGAAAAAGAAGAGAAGCTGAAAGAAGAGAGAAAGCAGCTCTTCAATACGCTAAAGGTTTGCAAAAACAATTTGAAGATGTTCAAAAAAGATTTCCTAAAGTAGAAGAAAACTATTTAAGGGAATTTGAAGCTAGAGTTAATGCTGATGAAGCATCAGCTCAATCTCATTTGCAAAAAGCTATTGAATCTCAAGATTCAGCAGAAATTGCAAAAGCAAATCAAAGGTTAATCGCTATTAATATAGAAAAAGAGCGAATGACCAATGCAAAAATGATGAGAGAACAACAGCTAGAACAGCAAAAAGCATATCAACAAGTTTCTCAACTAGAAAGTTCAGCACAAACTCAGAACTTTATAAATCAACCCGTAAAACCTTCTCCAGAAGCACAAGCTTGGGCAGAGAAAAATACGTGGTTTGGTGATGATGAAGTTATGACGGACGCAGCTTTAGCCTTAGATAAAAAAATTAAGGCTGAGGGTATTGCGGGAGACAGTGATGAGTACTATAATGAACTAAATAAACGATTAAAAGAATATTTTCCTAGTCGTTTTGCGGTTGAAGAAAAACAACCAACTACGGAGCAAAGGAAACCCGTCCAAACCGTTGCTTCCGCACAGCGTAATCAATCGGGACGCCGAACTGTGAAACTCACCAAGTCACAGTTAGCTATTTCTAAAAAATTAGGGGTGCCACCAGAAGAATACGCGAAATACGTAAAATAAAAGGAGCTAAATATGACAAATGAAATAAAGACGTTATCGCGCGAGTCAGAGGTTCGAGCAAAAGATACTCGAAAAAAACCCTGGACTCCTCCATCAAGTCTAGATGCGCCTCCGCCGCCAGCTGGATTCGTCCATCGTTGGCTGAGAGCTACTTCGATGGGTTTTGAGGACACGGCAAACATGTCCAAAAAACTTAGAGAGGGATGGGAACTTGTTAGAGCTGATGAGTTAGAAAAACAAATCGGTCCTAATGATTATCCATCTTATCAAGAAGGTAGATACGCAGGTATAATCGGGGTTGGTGGCCTATTGTTGGCTAGGATACCGGAAGAGATTGTTGAGTCACGGAAAGATTACTTTAGAGATAAAACTAAAGGACAAATGGATGCCGTGGATCATGACCTCATGAAGGAACAACGACCAGAGATGCCTATCAATATTGATAGACAATCTCGTGTAACCTTCGGTGGTGGATCTAAAAAGTAATTTTTTAGAAAAGGCCATCGGGTTATTAAACTAACAACTAACTAACTAAGGAGTAACAATTATGGCTAATCAAAGCGGTAATTTTGGAATGAGACCTTCGAGAATGTTAGGTGGTACACCGTTTAATAACTCACAAAACAGATACAGAATATTAAAGAACTACGGTTCAGCAATATTCCAAGGCGATTTAGTTGCTGCAAGCGATAATGGTACAATCATTGTTGCAGGTGCAACTACTAACCCTGTTGTTGGAGTTTTCAATGGTGTCTTCTATACAGACCCGACAACTCAAAAACCTACGTTCAAAAATTATTATCCTGGTACTGTAAGTGCTAACGATATTATTGCGAACGTAATCGACGACCCAAATGTGATTTATGAAATTAAGGCAGATGAAAGTTTTGCGAATTCTGACTTATTTGCTAACTATAAAATCGCAGTTGGAACTGGCGACACTGCTTCAGGCAGTTCAAGAAATGCATTAGATGTATCAGAAGCAGACTCTTCGTCTACTTTTGTATTACAGGCTATTGATATTTCTCAAGACCCTGACAACAGTGATCAAACAACATCAAACGTAAACGTACTTGTTAGAATCAATGCACACCAATACAAAGGTGGAGTTGCAGGGATTAACGGGTAAGGAATAAGGAGATAAAACTATGGCTATAAGTAGAGCACAACTAGTTAAAGAACTAGAACCAGGTTTGAATGCCTTATTCGGCCTGGAGTATAATAGATACGAAAACGAACACGCAGAGATCTTTACTACAGAGTCTTCTGACAGAGCTTTTGAAGAAGAAGTGATGTTATCTGGCTTCGGATCTGCACCAACTAAAAATGAAGGTGCAGCAGTGGTATTCGACGATGCAAAAGAAAGTTTCACAGCAAGATATACGCATGAAACTATTGCTTTAGCATTTGCGGTTACTGAAGAAGCAGTAGAAGATAACTTGTATGACAGATTGGCTGCTCGTTACACAAGAGCATTGGCAAGATCAATGGCTAACACTAAACAAGTGAAAGCTGCTGCTGTCTTGAACAATGGTTTCGACACTGCTAATGGTGGTGACGGACAACCTCTATTATCTAATGCACACCCACTAGTAACTGGTGGAACATTCAGAAACGAGTTAGCTACTCCAGCGGACTTATCTGAAACATCATTAGAACAGTCGTTAATTGATATTGCGGCTTTCGTTGATGAAAGAGGATTAAAAATCGCTACTCAAGGTAGAAAGTTGATAATTCCAAAAGAATTACAATTTACTGCTGAGAGAATCTTAAAGTCACCTTTAAGAGTAGGTACTGCTGATAACGACATCAATGCAATGGCGAACATGGGAATGATTCCAGAAGGTTATAGAATCAACCATTTCTTAACTGACACTGATGCGTTTTTCATCATGACTGATGCACCTAATGGTCTAAAACATTTTGTTAGAGCACCATTAAGAACTGCAATGGAAGGTGATTTCGATACTGGTAACGTTAGATACAAAGCTAGAGAAAGATATAGCTTCGGCTTCTCTGACCCTAGAGGTATCTTCGGATCTCCAGGAGCGGCGTAATTTTTAATTACTAATTAGGCCTTTAAGGTCACTTAAAAGGGGCGGAGTTTACTTCGCCCCTTTTTTTATGTATAATATATTCACTATACAAAATTAACTTTGGATGCAGACGCGTATAGTCGACGACCTAGAGACTGTATTCAAATAACTAGGAGCTAAATATGGCACAAACTACGTTCACAGGTCCAGTAAAATCTATTAACGGTTTTATCGGAGCAGGTGTAGGAATGGTAGAAACTCTTACATCTACTGCGATAACTGTTGCAGATCACTCTGGCAGAATCCTTGGTATCGGATCAGATACTGATGGAAAATTAACTTTACCAACAATCAGTGCAGCAGCAGCTGGTACCACTGATGAGAACGGTTTAAATTCAGCAAATAACTTAGGTGCATCATTCACTTTCGTTTTAACTGCTGATGCAACTGACTTAGACATCAAAACTGATGGAACTGATAAATTTATCGGTAAAGTAAATACAATTTCAACTAATGCTACTACTGGAGCAGTATCTTCATTTGTTCCAGCTGCTACTAATGACGTAATCACTTTAGATGGTGATGTTAAAGGTGGTAAAAAAGGTAGTGTAATTAAAGTTACAGCAGTGGCAGATAACGTTTATCAAGTAGAAGGTGAATTAATAGGTACTTCAACTTCTGATGCAAACGTGACTCCGTTCGCTGATGCTTAATTAATCTGTGGCTCCTTCGGGAGCCACAAACTAAGGAGATAAAATGGGTTACAAAAGTGATGTACAAGCAACAAGATTTACGGCTACGACTACTAGTGCAATTATTAGTCCAAGCGTAAGACTTAGAGGTGTCATTGCTGCTAACACAGATTCTACTAATGCAGGTGTTGTTAAATTAACTACAACTTCTCAAGCAGGCGCAAATTTATTTACAATTGATGTCCCAGCAGGAGATGTAGTAAACTTTTCATTACCTGAAGACGGTATTCTGTTTCCAAAAGGAATTTATGTATCAACATTTGATACAGTTGCGGCAGTAACATTATTAACAGACAAATATTCAGGACCAGGTCCTTCGTTCTAATTATGAATAGAATGGGAATGCAGTCTAAAGGAACAAGTCCGATTCTTTTAAAAAGAGGGGGCGATGTTCAGCCCCCTAAAAATAAAAAATATTTTAGGTCAACCAAGTCTGGGGCTGGAATGACTAAAGCAGGTGTCGCAAGATATCGAAGAGAAAACCCAGGTTCAAAATTAAAAACTGCTGTAACTGGTAAAGTAAAAGCAGGATCTAAAGCTGCAAAAAGACGTAAATCATTTTGTGCAAGGTCAGCTGGACAAATGAAACAATTTCCTAAAGCTGCTAAGGATCCAAACTCAAGATTAAGACAGGCTAGAAGAAGATGGAAATGCTAGATGTCTTATTTAAACGCTAACATACCACCGATCTATTGCAAGATCAGAAAGGAATATCTCTATGATTTGGATGAAAAATATAAGAAAGAGTTTAGTGACTGTGTTATCTTTGGTCTTAGCTCTATATCAGGTAGGGCTCTCCTTTTTAACATTATGCTTCCCAATGGTGCGTGCTATTGGCGTTTGCCTATCTCAGCGTTTTTCCAAAAACAATATGATCGAGCCGATGTGCCGAATATGCAGACGCACGAATTGGAACTGTGGAATTGTTTTAGTTATTGGCCTAGCGTTCATTGCTTTGATTGGCTGGATGGTTTAAACGGTAAATTTTTAGGTTTAGATAAAAAATTTTATCATGGAAAATATTTATTTACAGTTGACTGGGCGCATCCAGACACTAATATCTTGGATGTTGAACATTCTGAAATTCCTCAAGAACATAAGTGTGCGCATATACTGGAGCTCGCTAACGGTAATTATGCAGCTCAGCCTAATAATCGCCTTTTGTGGCATGTTAATTCATACACTACTGATAACAGCTGGCCTGACTATAGAGTCCAAACTACTTATTGGGATGCGGAAGATAACGACATGGTTACAGAAGACAGCGATAAAATGTTCTATGAAATGGAGAAAAAATGATTGATAAAATTATATATAAATTTTTTGAGGCTGTAGACAACTTCTTTGAAAAAATAGATAATATATTTAAAAGGATAAAAAATGAACTTATTAAGAGATTTAAAAAAACAAATAGACGAAAGACGTAGACAAGAGTCAGCTAAAGTTCAACTTCGTAAAAGAAGTATGGATTCTATTTCTAGACCAAAAGCTAAAAAAAATATAACTTCTAAAGACCCTAGACTACAAGGTATTTAATGAAGATAAATGAGAACACGAACATCGGTCTTCCGTTGAGGAATCTAATTATGCTCATTAGTAGCATAGTGGTAGGTGCTTGGTTTGCGTTTTCTGTAGTAGAGCGATTAAATAACCTTGAGACTAAAAACCAATTATTCGAACAAGATTTACTTGAAGCCTCTTCTCAAAAACCAATCGACCAGGAGCAATTTATGTTATTAGAACATATTGCAGAAGGTTTAGAAAAATTAACGGTACGAGTTGATGGTATGATGAATAATAGAGTTAACATTGAAAGACTTCAAACTGATGTTGAAAGATTACGTGTAGACGTAGAGAAATTAAAAGACAGTGTAAGAGCTAATATTGGAAAATTAAACGGGAATCATTAATGATTAAAACAGTTATAGTTTTATGTATGTTGATGGGTGGAGAAGTGGTTGAGCATACTTATAAAAATTCATTATCAGATTGTTTAAAATCAAAAAGAGAAGCTATTAGAAATACAAATGAAAACGTACAATGGATGTGTGGAGAAATGGAAGCAATAGTTGAAGAAGACTGGAATTCTGGTAGAATAAGAATATTAGAAATAGTAAATAATCACTAATGAATCTTTCACGTAATTTTACTCTTCAAGAATTAACTAAATCGGACACTGCCGTCCGTTTAAATATTGATAACAATCCAAACGCAGATCAAATAGAAAAATTAAAATTACTTTGTGAAAATATTCTTCAACCGGTACGAGACCACTTCGGGCCTGTAACCGTGACCTCTGGATTCAGATCCCCTAATCTTTGTGTCAAAATAGGAAGCTCCGTTAATTCACAGCATGCCAAAGCTGAAGCCGTTGATTTCGAATGTATGGGAAAAGACAATGCCGAGGTTTGTGACTGGGTTTATAAAAACCTTGATTATGATCAAATGATATTAGAATACTATGTTCCAGGAGAACCTAATAGCGGATGGTGCCATGTGTCGTATGTTCCTGAAAAAGGAAGAAAACAATTTTTACTTGCCTATAGAGATGAAAATGGTAAAACTAAATATAAACCAATTATAGGAAAAGCAGTCGATTTAGTATAATGCCAATATCAAGAGCACAAATTCCACAACAGATAGACGGTAAGCTAAGAGGCGCTAGAAAAGGAAATAATGATAAGAGGCGACAGCTCAGATTACGAACTACTAAAAAAGTGGTGCGAAACAACTCCAGTTCACAATCCAAACGATAGATTTTATTCATTAGAAATAGGAGTTCGAGAAGGACTCGGATCTAAAATTATAATGGATGCTTTTAATGAAAGATTAAAAGGATATCCTTACATGCATTTTGGCGTCGATCCATACGGCAATTTAAAATATCAACACTACGATAATACTGGTTCATATACTTGTGACTATACAGACGGCATGTATGAACAAATGATTTCAGACTTTGAAGGATACCCTATGTTTAATTTTATTAAAATGACAGACACTGAATTCATGAATGAAAATGGTAATTTAGAATATTTTAATTTTGTTCACTTTGATGGCCCACACATGACGAAGGATGTAATTACCGAAGCAGTATGGTTTGCTAATAGATCTGTTAAAGGAACTCGATTTGTGTTTGATGATTATCCTAAATATGACATGGAATTAATTCATAAGGTTCTTGAAAAATATGGTTTTTCTATAATAGAATCAGGCAAAAATAAAATATGCCTAGAAAGAACCCAGTAGCTAAAAACTTACGCACTAGACGATTCCGTCCAAAACTGATAAAGTCTAAAAAGTTATATAACCGAAAGAGGCTCAAAAAGCATGACTAAACTATGTGCAAGAGGCAAAGCGGCCGCTAAAAGAAAGTTTAAAGTATATCCGTCAGCATATGCTAACGCATATGCGTCTAAAATCTGTGCGGGTAAAATCAAAGATCCATCTGGTACTAAACGAAAAGACTGGGGACCGAAAAAAGCAAAAGAGGGTGCTTTTATCGACATGACAAAGATGAGATATGTTTAGTATTTTAGGTAGATTAGTTCAAATGGGTTTCTTAGCAAAGAAAGCTGTTGATTCAGGAAGACCTGTTTCAGTTTTATTGAAAGACGCTTATAAAAATATTATTAAACACAAAAGAGGAATTGTTAGTAAACCAGAACAATCTTTAAATTTAAAAATTAAAGGGAAACCTGTTGATTCTAAAAAATATTTAGACAGTATTCAAAATATAGAATCTCAATTAGGAAAAGCAATTAAAGAAGCTACTAAAAGAGAAACTAAAGGAGCAACGCTTGAAAAAAGTATAACAAAACCTACTATGAATGCAAAGGGTGGTTTAATAGACAAACCTCTATACAATGAGACGAAATATGTCTAAAAGAGGAACATGCTGGGAAGGTTATGTCCAAAAAGGCATGAAGAAAAAAGGAAATAAGATGGTTCCTAATTGTGTCCCTGCAGGTATGAAAGAAGGAGGGCTGACTAAATGGTTTTCAGAAAAATGGGTAGATATTGGAGCAAAGCGAAAAGATGGAAAATATCAACCTTGTGGCAGATCTACGTCGAGTGGCTCTTCAAAGAGGAAATACCCCAAGTGCGTACCACTTGCAAAAGCCACACAAATGAGCGCTTCTCAAAAGGCCAGTGCTGTCAGCAGAAAAAGAGCAGCAGGTAATACAGGGCCAAAACCAACTAATGTGTCTACCTTTGCAAAAAAGCAATCTGGTGGTATTATAAATCAAACAAAAATGAAATATGTTTAAAAGATTTTTAAAAAAACAAGGTTTAAATAGGTCTCCGTATACCGTGTACAGGCCTAAACCAACACACAAGGGTAAAGAATTAAAAGTAAAAGAAATTAAACCAAGTAAAGGAAAACGATAATGGCTATAACACCTAAAAAGAAACCAAACAGAATTTATATGACAGACGATAATAGTGGTGTTATTTATTCCGACAAACAAGGTAATGTTATTTCTAAAGACGAAGCAATGAAAAATTTTAGAGATTCTGCTTCAGCTGAAAAAAGAGAAAAGAGAAGATCATCTCAATACAAAGGACAAAGAAAAAAATCATTTTTAGATAAAGTAACTAATAAACTTAATAAAGCAGGTGAAGCATATAAAAATTTAGGTGAAGCTGGATTAAATGTTTTAAGAGGGGATGTTAAAGGACAACCTTATGAAAAAAAGAACAAAGGCGGTGAAATGAAAAAGAAAAAATATAACAGACAAGGTATGGAATATGACAGACCTGTAAAAGAAGGTGAATTCAATCTTAGAAATAAACCAAAAGTAATTGAAGTTAAAAGAGGTGGAATGGCAACTCAAAGAAAAGCTGAAGTTATGACAGCAAAAGAAATGATGAACAACTTAAAATTTAGTGATAAAGACATGGCCAAAGAATCAAAAACTAAAAGAAAATACAAAGCTAATGTTAGAGATCTTGTAAAAACAAATTATAAAGATGGCGGTTTAACAGGTGGTCAAAAAAAACTTGACGTGAATAACGATGGAAAGATTTCTGGTGAGGATTTTAAAATTCTCAAAGGAAAAAATAACAAAATGAGAGGTGGCGGAATCGCTATCAAAGGTAACAACTTTAAAGGAGTGTTTTAGATGGAAAAAATAAGAATGCATAAAAAAATGGCTATGACTGGTAAATCACCTGTAGCTAAAAAAATGAAATCAGGTGGTATGGCTAAAAAAGAGAAAATGAAAAAATATGAACATCCTATGAAAGAAGAAAGATTTCAAAGAACAAGACAAGAGGCTATTGCCAAAGTAGTTGGAAAAGAAAACGTTGGAGACCCTAGAACGAAGATAAAAGGCTATAATAAATAAAATAAAGGATATGTTTAAATGGCAACATCAGGAACTACAGCATTCAATCTTACAATCGATGATATTGTAGAAGAAGCGTACGAAAGATGTGGCTTACAAACTAATTCTGGATACGATCTTAAAAAAGCTAGAACATCTTTAAACATTTTATTTTCAGAGTGGGGTAATCGAGGGATCCATTTATGGAAAACCGAACTTCAAGAAGTAGCGCTTGTTAGTGGAACTTCAACTTACACAACTCCAACATCTACTAATGATGTTCTAGAAGCGTACATCTCAACTGGTTCTGGTAGCGGAGATTACACCGACATATCTTTAACAAAAATTGATCGGTCAACTTATGCAGCTTTACCAAATAAAGGTTCAACCGGTACGCCGTCACAGTATTACGTTGATCGTCAATTGACACCCACAATTACATTGTATCAAACTCCTGATGCAAGTACTTATACATATTTAAAATATTATACATTAAATAGAATTGAAGATGCGGGTGCATACGGTAACAATGCTGATCTACCTTTTAGATTTATTCCTTGCATGATTTCTGGTTTAGCATTTTATTTATCTTTAAAATATTCACCACAAAAAACAGAAGCTTTAAAACTTTATTATGAAGATGAATTAAAAAGAGCGTTAGACGAAGACGGTCAAAGAACTTCTGTCTTCATTACACCATCAACTTATTATCCAACGAGGGACTAATGGCACAAGCATTTGCAAAAGGAAAGAGATCACAAGCCATATCTGACCGGTCAGGTCAAGCGTTCCCGTACACCGAAATGGTTAGAGAGTGGAACGGTTCACTAGTGCATATTTCGGAGTATGAGCCAAAGCATCCACAATTGGAGCCTAAAGTTTATGGTGCGGATCCTCAAGGATTAAAACAAGCAAGACCCCAACATTTTCCATCAAATCAAATTGGTGGGGGTAATATGGTAGTGACTGCATTTCCAGTAGATGGTCAAAGTGATTCTGCATTTTCATCAGATGGTATGAGACCAAGTAGAAATATTAAACCAGCAATTGCAATGTATTTGTCTAAAGTAACCGTGGAGATATCATAATGGCTATTACCTTTTCAGAAATGTTAACTAAAGTAAGAGATTACACAGAAGTAGATTCTAATGTATTAACCGATTCTATTATTGAGGGATTTTTAACTGATACTGAAATAGGAATATCTAGAGCTGTTGATGGTATGGATGTAGACCGAAAATACTCTACCTCTACATTTGTAGCTAGCAATAGATATTTAAATTTACCTTCTGATGTACTATATCTTAGATCATTAGAAGTATTTGATTCAAATCAAACAGGAACCCCTAGAGTCTTTTTAGAAAAAAGAGACCAGACTTTTATTGCTGAATATTCACCAGAAACAAGTCCAATAACTACTGGAGTTCCTAAATATTATGCGTATTGGGATGATAGCCCACAATATATTGTAGTAGGCCCTGCACCTGATTCAGCATATACGGTACAAATTAATTATATAAAAACACCACAGCATTTATCTGCTTCAAATACAACTACGTATTTGTCAACATATGCAGAAAATTTATTATTCTACGGTGTAATGGTAGAGGCATTTAGTTTCTTAAAAGGCCCCGCAGATATGTACAATCTATACAAAAGCCGTTATACTGAGGAATTGAAAACATTCAGTATCTTACAAAAAGGATACAGAAGAAGAGATGATTACAGTGACGGGGTGACTCGAATACCATTGGATTCACCAAGTCCATAATTAAAATTAAATAAGGAGTAACAATGGCAATAACAACAAATGCAATAGCGAATTCTTTTAAGAAAGAACTATTAGAAGGAAAACATAATTTCACACAAACAACTGGTGATAAATATAAACTAGCTTTATACACTTCATCTGCAACTTTAGGTGCATCAACAACTTCATACACAACGGATAATGAAGTCGGAGCATCAGGTCAATATCTTGCAGGTGGTGGAGCTCTAGCAGTTGGATCTCAACAAACATCTGTAGCATCAGGTGTTGCGATCGTCGACTTTGCAGACCGATCGTTTACAGGTGTAACTATTACAGCTAGAGGTGCATTAATTTATAATACATCAAACTCAGATAGCGCAGTCGCTGTTCTGGATTTTGGTGGTGATAAAACTGCAACAGCTGGTACATTCACTATTCAATTCCCTGCATTTACGACTTCTGCTGCTATTCTAAGAATTAGCTAAGGAGTCTTTAATGTCACAATCACCCTGGGGTTCTAATAATTGGGGCGAACAAGCCTGGGGTGATAATGGCATTGATGTAATCTTTGGAGATGCTTGGGGTGATCAAGCCTGGGGTGATTTTCCTTGGGGTACTGGAAATGTCACTGATGCTTTATCCACAAATACAGGTTCAGTAACCGTTGACCTTGGTCAATTAATTATTCCAACAGGACAGTCTTTAACTACCAACATAGGTTCAGTCACTGTTACAGCTGATGCAAATATAAATGTAACTGGAATTGAATTAACTTCTGTTACAGGTAATGAAGATGCATTTACAGATATTGATGTTAGCACAACGGGTATTTCATTAATCTCTAGTCCAGGAAGTTTAACTATTACTGGAACTGGAGTTATTGATTTAACAGGAATAGCATTAAGTATTAGTGCAGGACAAGTTACTGCAGATGCTGGAGCATCTATTCTTACAACAGGTCAACAATTAACTTCAAACATAGGTTCAGTCAATACAATAGCAGATGCAAATATTTCTCTTACAGGTATTAATTTAACTTCAGAAGTTGGAATTGTAGACCCTGCTCCAGATGTTTCAGTAACAGGTATAGAAGCTACCTTAAATATTAATAGTGTTGCGGTAGACCTTAACACTCCAGTAGATGTCACAGGAATACAATTAACAACAGGACTTGGAGAAGAAATACCGACTGGAAATGCTAATATTAGTCTTACAGGAATAAATTTAACTTCTGCTATTGGGGATGAAACTGTTGTATTAAATACTCCTGTAGATGTCACAGGCATTGAATTAACTACAGCACTTGGTGAAGAAATACCTGTTGGAAATGCAGATGTTTCAGTAACTGGCATCAGTTTAACTTCAGCAATCGGAGATGTTGATGCGGTGTCCATCGTCCAGGTTTCAGGAATAAGTTTATCTGCAAATATTGGATCCGTTACAATATCAGCAAATGCAGATGTTTCAGTAACTGGACAAGCCTTGTCTACAGGTATTGGATCGGTTATAGTGACTGCATGGGCTGAAATAGACCCTAACGTAAACCAAACATTTACTGAGATTACTACAGGAGTAAATCAAACATGGATAGAGGTTGATAAAGCCGCCTAAAAAATGTATATTATTTAAATTATAAGGAGCTAAAATATGGCATCAAGTTACAGTACCACACTTGGACTAGAATTAATGGTCACAGGCGAAAAGTCTGGGACATGGGGTGATATTACAAATACTAACTTAAACATCGTTGAACAATCTCAAGGATATTTAGCAAAGTCAATTGCAGGTGGTGCACAAACTACTGCACTCACAATTACTGATGGAGCAACTACTTCTTCAGATGCTAGAAATTTAATTATAGAATTAACAGGAACTATTACAGGAAATCAAATCGTAACAGTTCCAGATGGAATTGAAAAACAATATATTGTTTATAATAACACAACAGGTGCGTTCACCGTACAATTTAAAACTGCATCAGGGACAGGGCCTACATTTACTGCAACCGATAAAGGATATAAAATTGTATATACGGATGGAACAGACATAGTAGAAGTTCCAACTGCTCCCGCAGATGGATCAATCACTGCAGCTAAACTTGCAACAGACGCTGTCATTACTGTAAAAATTTCAAATGCAAATGTAACAAATGCTAAACTTGCAAATAAATCTATTACCATAAATGGTGTTGCTGCAACATTAGGTTCTTCAGTTACAATTGCTGCTGGAACAGATTGGCAAGCAGTTAAAACCACTACATTTACAGCTGTTGCTG